TTCGATTCCGGGACCCGCAACCAATTTAGGAGAACGCAATGATAAAAAATAAAATCAAGCCCGTTCGACTGAAGAACGTTTTTAATAATCAAGAAGTCATTTGTGACGATTATACTAACGTTCGGACCATCGACGGCAACGACTTCGTCGAAGTCCATTTCGAAAATCAAACTCGAAAATTTTGGCTTAATAAAGGACCTTTAGAAAAGGTAAAAGATAAGTCCAAAAAGAGTTGACAATACACTAGTTCTATACTATAATAGACACATAGCAAGCAGAAATGTTTGTAGAGAGTTTTAGGATCGGTACAGCAACATTCATATTACTATGAATCGTTGGACCCTATGGTAGAAGCTGGAGTTCAGAGGTTCGCCCGAGAACGTTGAAGGTGACTATTGAAATAGACCAACAAGCTCAGAGTGATGGCCTGAGTAAAATAAAAGCAGTCAACAACGATCCTGTTTAGTCATAGGATGACTACAGCAATTTAAAATCAAACGCACTTAATGCAGTAGACAGTGACCCGCAAGGTTGCAGTAGGCAATGTAGCAATACATAAGCCTACACACTAATGGAACTGATGACACAAGGGAAAGCACCTTGTATGATGTTTGTACAGAAAAATATAAACTAGTCAACATGAATGTTGATAGGGTCTGAGTGCCGTAATTGGTCAGACCAGAAAATAAACAAACTGGCACAATCATCCTGTTAAAGTTTTAGAATGTTAACAGCAACTTTAAATTTTCAAGCATATCGAAAAAAAATACATTCTGTGAGGTAATAAAATGAACGCATTTGTAAACGCAATCGCAAATCAAGAAGCCCGTACTGCCAATGGCATGAAGGCTCGTAAGTCAACAGCTAACGCCTGTGTTGACCTGTTCTACAAGATCGGTGCAAGCCGTGGTAAGAACATCACTGGCGACTTTACTGCCGCTTACGTAGAAAATTCTGATGTTGCACTACGCATCGCACAATGGGCACGTGATGTCCGTGGTGGTGCAGGTGAACGTCAACTGTTCCGAGATATTCTAGTACATCTAGAAAAGCGTGACCCAGACGCCGCCTTGTCTCTGTTGAAGAAGATCCCAGAAGTGGGTCGTTGGGATGACATCTTTGTCTTCCAATCTCCAGCATTGAAGTCAGCCGCTTATACCATGTTGGGCGATGCCCTACGTGCAAGCAATGGTTTGGCTGCAAAGTGGACTCCTCGTAAGGGTCAAATTGCCGCTGAAGTTCGTGCCTTCTTTGGCATGACTCCAAAGCAATACCGTAAGAGCCTTGTGGCACTTACAAAAGTTGTTGAAACCCAAATGTGTGCAGGGGATTGGGATAACATCAACTTCAGTCACGTTCCTTCTGTAGCTTCTCGAATCTACAAGAAGGCTTTCAACCGTCACAGCCCAGCGTTTGCTGAGTATGTTGCCAAGTTGGTAAGTGGTGATAAGACTGTTAAGGTTAACGCCTCTGCAATCTTTCCACATGATGTGTTGAAGGGAGTGATTGGTAGCTACCGTGCAAAGTTTGACAAGACAGAAACTGACCATGTAATTGCACAATGGGACAGCTTGCCAAACTACGTTGGCGATGCAAGCATCATGCCAATCGTAGACGTTAGTGGTTCTATGTCTTGCCCAGCAGGAAAGAACACTAATGTAACTTGCATGGATGTTAGTATCAGCTTGGGCTTGTACCTAGCAGACAAGAACAAGGGCGTGTTCAAGGACACATTCTTGACTTTCTCAGACAAGCCAGAACTTGTTACTCTTAAGGGTAACATTGTTGACAAGGTGACTCAAATGTCTAGTAGCAACTGGGATATGAGTACTAACCTACATGCGGCTATGAAGAAGATTCTAGACGTTGCGGTTAAGAACTCAGTACCACAAAGTGACATGCCAGGCATGTTACTGATCTTGTCAGACATGCAGTTCAACCAATGCGCCCGTTACGACGACAGCGCAATGGAAATGATCGAACGTAAGTTCGAAGCCGCAGGCTACTCTGTGCCACAGATTGTTTTCTGGAACCTAAACAGTTCAGACAACGTACCTGTTAAGGCAGACAAGAGTGGTGCCGCATTGGTAAGTGGATTTAGTCCATCAATCATGACTAGCTTGCTAGCCGCTGATTTGGATCAGTTCACTCCAGAAGGCATCATGCTTAAGACTGTAATGAGCGATCGTTACAAGTTGTAAACTGTTGTAAAAATACAACATAGTTTGGATAGGGCCTACGGGCCCTATTTTTTTAAGTTGACATCACCAAAAGGTGATGCTATAATAATAAAATGATAGAAGTAAAAAGCAATACAAACTCGCGTGAGTTTGAAACATTAGCCCTAGCAATGGCGTGGGCAAAAGAATTAGGAGAGTTCGTTACTATTAAAGTTAATGGTATGGAACTTGTTGGACGATTTGGTGTAGACTCAATTAAAGATGGCAAGTGCCCAGATGGGGTTGCCTACGATTGGAACAAGGCTAACCGTATTGGCAGAGTTAAAAAGGAGCGGACATAATGGATATTTCAAGAATACAGCAAGATCAAATAAGACAGTACAATTTAGAACAGGTTAATCTTCAACGTAAGCGAGAAGAAGACTATCGTAAGGTTGTTGAAAAACGTAACTTTGATCAAATTGTAGCAGACCGAGTAGCACGAAATATTCGGTTAGATTTAGACAAAGGTCGACACATCGACGCAGAAATTTAGGAGGCATTATGCCGTGGATTGAAAATGTAAGTTTGGGTGATATTCCCAAAGGTCGTCACCATCGTGCTGGTGAGAACAGTATGCTGATTCAAATTGTTGACCCATCCATGGAGTTCCCAAAGCCCATGCACAAGTTCAAAGAGACTCACCAGTTTGAGTTTCTGGATCTTGAGGTAGGTGATGCGTTTGGGGAGGAATTCAAAGTCACTGATGCACAGGCTGAACAGCTAGTCAAGCTATTGCAACATGCCATGGACAAACGAATGAATGTCGTTGTTCATTGTGTTGCAGGCGTGTGCCGCAGTGGCGCAGTCTGCGAAGTTGGCGTTATGATGGGCTTTGATGACTGCGAAGTTTTTCGTAGCCCTAATTTAATGGTCAAGCATAAAATGATGAAAGTCCTTGGTTGGACTTACGACGAGAATGAACCGCATACTATGAATGGGGTTCCGTACAGCTACGATGAATTAAACAATAAGCAAGTTTGGGAAAAGACAGAAACAGGATTGTTTATCCCGCCAGTAAGAGAAGGAGATATATAATGCCTAGTGTATTTTTAGTCAGCGACACGCACTTTGGACATATGGGTGTTTGCCGCTTCACACGTAACGATGGTGTTACAAAGTTACGTCCATGGGACAGTCCCGAAGAAATGGACGAAGCTATGATCAAGGCTTGGAACGAACGAGTCAAGCCCACTGACAAGGTCTACCATTTAGGTGATGTTGTTATTAATCGTAGAGCATTACCTACGTTGGCCCGTTTAAACGGCGACAAGGTGTTAATCCGCGGTAACCATGACATCTTTAGGGATGACGAGTACAGGCAGTACTTTAGAGAATTACGGGCATATCATGTTATGAACGGAATGATCTTAAGCCATATTCCTTTGCACAGTGACTCAATGGGACGGTTTGGTGTCAACATTCACGGACACACTCACGCTAACCGCGTAAAGAAGGCTCGTGGTGTTGATGCACGTACAGGAGAGATCTTGTACAGCGATGAAAACGATGTTCGTTATCATTGCGTTTGCGTAGAGCAAACTGACTTTGCACCTATCTTATTTGAAGACGTTATCGCACGTATCGAAGCAGAAGGTGGATCAGTAGGCTTTAGGAACGGCAACGGTCCTACAATGTAAGGAAAAGAATGTCTTATCGTGAATATTATTTTAAACAAATGATTAGGACCGGTAAGGCATTCTTTATCTATTCTAAAGGTTTTATTTTGAATAGGAAAATATAATGCCAAAATGTTATCAACTTATAGGAGTTCCTGCTAGTGGAAAAAGTACTTGGGCAGAAGCTCAAGACTGGGCTCACTTGTGTGCTCACATTAGTACTGATAAGTGGGTTGAAATCTATGCTAAAGAAGTGGGTAAAACCTATTCAGAAGTGTTTACAGATTTTATGCCCACGGCTGTAGAACTCATGGCCAAAGAAGTAGTTGTGGCACGTGAAGCAGGGCGAGATATTATCTGGGATCAGACCAGTACTACTGTTAAAAGTCGCGCTCGTAAGTTTAATATGTTGCCAGACTATGAGCATATTGCTGTGGTATTTAAGACACCCGAGCATAAAGAACTTATGAGTAGGCTGCTTAACCGTCCAGGCAAAGAGATTCCAGATCATGTTATTGCCAGCATGATTGCCAGTTGGGAAGATCCTACAGTAGAAGAAGGCTTCAAAGAAGTCTGGTATACATAGGTTATCTGCGTACTTAATAGGGCCTACGGGCCCTATTTTTTTGGCTGTAATAAATACTAATGAGATCGAACTCTTAATCCAAAAAAAGAATAAATACTCATAACTAGGTAATACCAGGAGTTATTACATGCCATTGCAACTACGTAGGGGCACAAATGCCCAAAGATTAACAATAACACCTTTACAGGGTGAAATAATTTATACTACAGATACAAAGAACCTTTATGTGGGTGACGGAACAACTGTAGGCGGAACAGTCATAGCAGGTGGAGGTGGTGGCGGAAGCTACACCGACGACGAAGCACAAGATGCTGCTGCCAGCCTGTTTACAACTGCTACACATACAGGAATAACTTTCACTTACAATGATACGTTAGGTACCCTCACTGCTGTAGTTACTGGTGGAATTGATGCTGAAACAGTTCGAGACGTAACAGCATTAATGATTACTAGTGGCGCTCATAATGGAATAGATTTTAATTATAGAGATGCTGACGATGCACTTGATGTAAGTATAGATACGGTGTATTTGCAAGATCAAATTTTTATAGCACTAACCAGTGGCACCCAAGAAGGTATCACAATTACTCAAGATATTACAGGTGATATCAATTTCGCCATAGGTGGTCTAGCTGATCTTACAGACACTGATGTAACATCAGTACCGCCATTAGACGGTCAATTATTGAGTTGGAATAATGCTGCATTACGTTGGATGCCTGCTACAGTAACAACAACGCTTGAAGACGATGTTGCTCCTACACTAGGTGGCGGATTAGATTTAAACAGTAATAATATAACTGGTACCGGAAACATTGTCATAACAGGAACTGCTGAACTAGACGGAATTTATATTCCGCCAACTACACTAGGTGGTATAAGTATCCACACTGAAGGTTCGTTAGACGACGATTATGATTTGTTTACTATTTCATCTTGGGGTGATACAGACCTTGGCGCCGGAATGGGTTTTTCCAGAGCAAGAGGAACAATGGCATTACCAACTGCAATACAGACCGGTGATGTAGTTTGGACAACTTCTTATGATGCACTTGGCACAGTAAATTATGGAGCCGCTGTTTATACAACTGTTACAGTAGATGGTCCTCCAGGTTTAGAATCTATTCCTGGAAGATTCAATCTTTACACAGGAACTGACAGACTTGACGAATTCACTGTTGCGTTAAGCATTGGTACTAACGGTGAAGTCACAGTTACTAACAACACAGTTGAAGCTGGTGCCGGTGCAGGCGAAGTTGACACAGGAACAGGCGCTATTACCTACCTCAAAGTAGTGTTGAATACTAGTAATCTAGGAGCAACTCTAGCTACAGGTACTGCTGTAGTAACACTTACATATGGAAGTACACAGGGTTTATTTGCAGGTCAGGTATTTACAATTCAAAGCGGCACAGGCGCTTTTGGTGTAGCAGCAGAGATATTATCTGTAGATAGTCCTACACAGGTAACTATGAGTGTAAATCATGCCAGTGCTGGCGCGGTTGTATTTGGAACAACTAAAGAGTTTGCACTACCGTTGTTTGGACTTAATCCTTAATTAGAAAATCTATATTGTTATAGAATCTAAAAGTAGCGACAGTACGATGTGCTGCATGTGGGTTGAATACTCCATGCGGCACATTTATTCTTAATAGTGCAGGTTGGTTCAACTCAAATCTATGCACTTCTTTAACCGAACTATGTTTTAATCCGCCACAGCCGTGCCACGGGTAATATACTTCGGGTTCATCGTCTGTTCTTTGGTAAAAGAATGTTGTACTACCTTCGCAGTTTTCCAATGGAATATTAACAGCAAAAGTTGGATTAAATTGTGTATCTAAATCAGTGTAGTAATCTGGATTGTCCTGCGCATCTTGATGGATAAAGATAGACAATGGATCTTCGTGATCAGTAACTGTGATATCTTTTGGTGGTGTTGTAAAATAAATTAGTTGATGCATCTGCAATCCAACACTGGCAAAATCTTTGATAAGATTAGGCATGTGTAATTTTACTTCGTCATCAAAATGGCACCACCACCACATGTCAGGACTATACTTACCAGCACTATAATAAAAATCAATAAGATCTTTTTGATGTTGCTGCCAGTTAGGTACGTGTATGTATTTAGAATATATCATTCAAAGGCCCATTTTTTTACAAATAGAAACATAGTGATACGCCAACCATCTGTGTGATTCCAGCCCGAGTGCGGAACTTGGCCGTTAAATATAATCGCCTCGCCTACTTTGTTGCCTATAACCTGCCCGTCAATTTCTAATGCTAATAGATTAGGATCTTCACTGGGTATAAACACACCCACAACAATATTGTAAATTGAAGTTTCAGCATAAGGCGGAAGATCGTCACTGTCAACATGATCAGGGATAGTAGAATTAGGCCCAATAAAATTAAATAACGCTCGCTCAACGCCCTGCATGTTTTGCAAATATTCTACAACTGGTGCAAACTTATCCTTGACAATTTCATTGATATGATCATTAGTTCCTACTTGGTCGTATATGTGTAAGACAAACCAATTAACATCATCGCGCTGTTCTTGATCTTTCAAATCAATGACTTGATCTCTTAATTCAAACCAAGAATTAGCATCATTGTTAAAACATTCTCTAGCAATATCTGCTAGTGTTTTAATCTTATGATGATCTTTGTATTTTGTATTTTCAATTATCATGGTACTCTGAATAAATGTGTAAATCCTTTTTGCCTAAACCATTTTTTAATATCAGTTTCTGGTATAAAGAAATCATGTTTGAGACGATCTAACATTGTTTCGTTTTCGTCGGCAATCTGCATAAATCTTAAAAAATTATGATCTATATCTTTTTGTATGCTTCTTTGATTCTCTCTCGCATGGTCTAGGAAATATACTGTGTTTGAAACTACAGCATCCATTCTAGCATCATAGTTATCAATGTAAGCATACCCAGGATTACTCAAATATTTATCTACTGTTTTTAGGCCGCGATCTTGAAGATAATTGTATCTATCTATGCTGTCAGCTAAAATAATAGGATGTCTGTTAACCACAGCTCTCCAAGTTTTTTCAGTAAGGAATTTACTGTCAGTGGCAGGATAGTAAACATGACCTTCTGATATAATACTTAAACTGGTATTCCAAAATATATTTGGATCCATCCAATTTGGGTCTTTGATAAACTCTTGTTCGTTAATGGAACCTTCTGCCCAGTCTTTGCCTGTAAGCCTACTGTACTCTTTAGCGTCCTTATATAAGTCATCGACAGATTGATCACAAAAATTAATAAAACGATCGTACTCTGTATCGGAGTATCTTTTTAAATAATCTCTGCACCAAGTTTTGTCTTCATCCGTCCATGGCGGAAAGAAACTCCACGCTCCTCTTGATAAAACTTTTTTATCGTACAGTTTACTTAACAGTCCTATTCTATTTGGTCTTGATGGGACCCCTGTAAGAAACAAAAATCTTCCGGCTGCAGAGTTCCATGGCAGCGTTTGATCTAATCGATCTTTGTAGCTTTCCCAAACACAGCCTACACTATAGTCCCAAAATAAAATTTGATAACCTAAATTTCTTTTGTTTAACTCTCGTTGATATTGTTCGCAGATTCCTGCAATAAGGTATAGATTTTTTACACCTTTTGATCTAGCATATTGTTCTACTCTGCCTAACAGCGAATAAAAGTCTTCGTTATTTTTATATAAGAAACCTTCGCAGAGTAGTAGACCAAATATACTATCAACAGGCGCTGCACGATCTATGTCTTTGTAAATTAATTCTTCTAATGCAGCATAAATTTTATTTTGATCTTGCGTTTCGTCATTGGTATACCACAGTTCAAAATTAATTAGTTCTGCTTTTTTCATTCTATATACCCTGTTATTTGTAAAGTATAACGATCTACATGTCCTAGGTTAGCAGCCATGTGCGGAGTTTTACCAGTCCAAAAGAACCAATCTCCTGCCCGCCATTTTAGATGACTGTCATTTGAAACTTCTGAAATGTGACCAGGTGCCCAATCTTCTAAAAATACTATTATCCTACAAACATCTGAGATTGTAAGAGACGGATTAGTTTTAAGAAAGTAAGCATACTGATCTGTATGATAAGGAAGTATCATACCAGGCAACATTTTTTGTATTGCAAACAGGGGCGATCTTATTCTAAAGAAACACTTTTTAAAGTATTCTTCTTTGTCTAGCTCAATGCCTTTGTGTATGTGTGCTATGATTGATTCGTGTTTATATCTATCGTAATCTTGACTGTCTACAAACTGAAATCCTGTAAGAGGGGCGTAATGGGCTTCGTAGGCTAAACTTCTATGCCAATTGTTAAATTGACTTAACTCTACATTGCCCTGTATCATTCACACCAACCTTCTTCCCAAACTTGCGGGCCTTTCTTTGGTACAGCAAAATTAAGATACATCTCAACTTTTTCTAAATCATCTTTTGATTTAAGACTTACTAGCTCATTAGCAAAATGTAATTCAACACCGTTATCTAATGCTATTTGTAATAGTTCACTGCGCCTTACTGGATCATCTGTGAGACTGTACATACTACAGAGAACAATACCATCAGGTCTTTCTTTAATGTAGTGTTCTAATGCTGGTTGCCAATCCATGTGTTCATTTTCAAATTCGTAACTGGTATAGGCAATCTTATTCTTTTGACAGTAGGGTTCTATAATAGCACGTTGCATAGGCAAAGGAATGTCTTTGCTAAACTTACTATTCCATCCTGCGTAGGTAATAAAGCTTTTGCCTGTGTAGTCCATAGTCTGTGCAACTTCATGGTCGCCAGGCAGACGCATGAATCCGCCAGGGAGTCTACGACCCCACTCTTCACCTTCTAACAAAATACGCATGTCAAGACTTACTCTAGTATAGCCTTCTTCGTTGTTTACATTACCGTGTAGATGTTCTTGAAAGAACAAATGACTTTGTCCTGGCTTTAATGTTACTGGCCAAGCGTGTTTTAAACATTCATCTTCGAACTTCTCTAGACTCCATTTCTCTGCTAGTACACGTTTAGTAATTTCTCTGCTTATGTCGAGATCCATTATCCACATAGTATTAGTACCGCGAGCTTCTGTAAACGGAGTCCATATAGTTCTACAGCCTCGGCCATTGCCTACAAAGATACCTTGATGGAATTGCAATCTACGACCAACTTTAGCCTGCTGGGGAATAACTACTCGCAAAGTGCCTTGACGTTGAATTAAAAATCTTCTATTATCAACTCTAGATGGAACATATTCCTGTACAAACTTATCAAACAGTTCCATAAAATCTTTTCTACTGCAAGCATTCTGTACATGTTGACTCATTTTTACTATTTCTGAAGGTGTTAATACTTCGTGAATAGTTTCTAATTCTTTTACTTTAGGAGCAACTTCCTGGACAACACTCAGCGCCCAAGCAGGCCAATTATATTTTTCAAGATCGTACTCTAAAGTATTGTTGTTCCAATGCTCGTGTATCTTGCTTAACATATCCTTTCCTCTTATTAAAAATAACTTTCTAATGTTCCTTTACGTTTAACATCTAATGTCTGGCAATGGAATCCACCACTCATTGTTCTAGCCTGGCGGCAAGGTAATCCAATAGTATCAATTCCGTACTTCTTTAGTTCTTTCATCATAGGACCTTGATTCTCATCTATGATTACTAAATTTTGATTTACACTTAACATGTTCATGCCAATCCACGGACTGCAAGGAGGAATACCTCCAGGCAAGTTAGCCGGAGGAGTGACCATCATCTCAGGAGTAACCCAAATCTTATCCCAGTCTTTAAAAATTTGTGGGTAATGGTCAGGGCGAAGTCTGGCAGCGTTAAAGGCTACTAATCCTGGACGCAAAGGTATAACAGTTGAATCAAAGTGTGCAAAGAAATAGAACCCTTCTGCTAGATGTAATTTGTAACCTCTAGGCTCTAATATACTCTTAAGCCACTTGTATCCCCAAAGTGTTCCGCTGTTAGAAACTTGATACAATAGATCTCTACCTAGTCGTACAATATTAGGAGCTTCAAATACTATTTCCTTATCTAATGTAGTAGGAGATTTTAAATCTGCTGTTTGATATAGATCATCAAGCAGAATTGGTTTAGGACCGTTGATCCATTCTACGCCTTCTTCTACTTGCTGATAGAGATAATCGTAATAGGCTCGGGTTTCGTACTGTCTAGCTCGCATTGGGCTAGGAGTTTCAACAATGATATTGTCTAATGGCAATAGCAAGTCTCTAGGGCAGAATGTATACCAGCCTGTAGTAGTCCAGTCAGGACTTGAAAACTCTTTACGATGATCAACGCTGATAGGTCTATGAACTTTTACACCTAGACTTTTAAGTGTGTCTGCTAGGATTTGCAAGTCTTCATTACACTCATCAATAATACGTTGTTCGTGTGGGCCTTGAAGATGTTTTAGTTCTTCAAGACTGTATTCAGCATAGCTAAATGCCTGCACACTTTTATTCATAGTAGGCAATACAGAGTTGTCTGCTGTACCTACAATAATCTCTTCTAATTGATCCCAATCATTATGTGAACTAACTGCCATTTTTTATCCTTTGTAATTCTTCTTTAAATTCATCTGTTGTTAAATGTAAGTAACGATGTAGACCTAGTCTGTTCTTATCGCCACCTCTACTATAAGCTTTCCACTCTTCTCCACCAAGACCAAACAAAATAGTTTGACTAGGCTCAACTTCTAAAATATTACAAAACTCAATCTGTTGATTCCTGTATTTGTTTACAATGTAATCAGAGTCGTATAATTTTAAAAATTCTAATCCTAATCTTGCACCAATCCTATTAGTATAGTTACTTTTGTTATAGACAAACAATACATCGTCATCGTCTACTCTTGTAAAACGCATACCAACTCTTGCATGAGCTAGCGGAAAAATCTTACTTAACCCAAAAGTAATGTCAGTTATACATTTATAGGAAAAATCAAAATCAATTCCGTGACTTACAGAGTAGTACGCACAGTCTACTAATACAGGAACATTAAGTTCTTCACAGACTTTAAGTAAGGTATCGTGACTAACATGTTTGTTTCCAGTATCACTAAACGGTAGACTTATCACTACTGCGTCATTGGCTTCTATATCTAGATCTTCAATGAACTTCCAATTAGGCCAGCTGTTGCGCCAGGCCAATTGATGATACATATATTCTGATCTAAAACATCTAAATCTTCTAGTGTTATTTTTAATATAGAATTTGTCAAATGCTTCACTGGTGCCCTGCGAAAATACCACATGCGGGAATTCGTCTAGTGCTTTAATAGTGTGCAATTTGGATTCGGTGATCCATTTTTTATAGTAGTTACAGAAATCGTATACTACTTTTTCGTCAGCAAGTACGTCAGTTAACGATAGATTGATACTGTCCAATGTTTCCATTGTACAGGAATCTCGTAAGTAGGACGAATTGCCGAAAGGAAGTTGATATCTTGTGCTCATAGTTTACCCCGAGTATTTAGCGGGTACTTTCTATGGCAACCTCAATTTACGATTTGCATAGTACCAAGATTAGCCACTTGGTAAAAATTGTGTTCAATTATTGGCTTCATTTGATTATATAAGTTCTGCATCTGTTCGAGTGATAGTTTATCTAAATCTTCTATAAGTTTAAGAACAGCCAAAAGACGTTGTTCATGATCCTCAATTTGATCGTAGCTTTCGTCCCAAAAATCGCTAAATGTTTTAAAACCTAATTTTTGTAAGTATTCTAAACTGTGCGGGCCTGCTACTAGAATAAAAGGTCTACCAGATTTGATTGCGTTAACTGTTTTCTCTCCTACTACAGCTGATGGTCTAAAAAATTCTGATTCAGAAATTACTGAACAAAATGCTTCTGCATATTTTTCTATAGGAATATCTAGACCCATTGGACAAAAATGCAAATTATCAAACTCGTAGTTAGGTATACTGTTTCTTCCTCTGTAAACTTCTGTAATATCAAATGTAAGATCTACAACTAACGGGGAATTATTTTCAATATATTTGTTGCCTTCTTTTAATGCTTGCCAAATATCAGGATTGGTATTTTGCCATTGGGTAATATCAAAGTATGTTTCGCATTTTTCTATAGGTAAAGAATATGCCCATGAACATGAAGCATTTCTAAAACAAAGAAATGTTTGTACAATCTGTCTATAATTTGTATAACGCCATGCTAAAGAAATAAATTTTTTCTTTATTACTGTTGAACTAAAATAATTTGTCCAAGTTTCATTATACCCAAAACTATCTGTTGTCTCCCCAACTAGGGTCGGTAAGAAAAAGTTTTTTGTATAAATTTTAAATTTAGGATAATGGCGTTGAGCATATTTGCTATTGTTGTAATCAGTAACATAACAGGTTACATTGGTAAGATTATTATTATCTATAAGTGCATTAATACTGTCAAATTCAAAACATCTTAAATTATCTAAATTTTTAGGTGTACTAGGAAATTCGTAATCTATATTGTTATCTTCTATATCAAGATTAATATAAAGTTTCTTTGCTTCAGGACCTTGGTAGAATAACGAAACTTCGTAGATATAGATATCTAGTCCTTGTTGATTCAACATATTTCTAGTTTCGTCATCAAATATTAATTTTTCAAATTGAATTATATTTCCATCTACGTGAACTAGCAAAATATTTCGTTTTTCTTGATATAATGAAGTTTTAGCAAACTGTGATTCAAAATAGTCAAAGAATGTATATTCGTAAGTAAGCTCTGTTCGTTCAAAGACAGAAAGGTCTTCTAAAATTATTTTTGAAACACCGTTAAATCTTTGATATACAATACCAAAAAATTTATTGTTATGTGTAGTTAAACTGCTAGACATCTAGATATGTTACTTGAAAGCAAACTAAATTTGAAAGACCAAAGTTTCCAGCACCGTGCCACATATCGCCCTGCCATGTGTAGACGTCTCCCTTTTTCCAATGGCCAAATACATGATCGCCTAGCTGTATAGTTTGACCAAAATTCCAATCATTGATCATAATAGCCGCACGTTTAACTTTACCGTAATCAGCCATATCTATATTTTGAAACTTAACAAATGCGGAAAAACTATCGTAGTGCCACATAAGGCAGCAGCCAGGTGTTAACTTTAAGAAAGTACAATGGTGTTTTGTATGTGCAAACTTATCTGCAAAACGTTTGATATCTCCTTGTAAATTCGGAGTTATGTCCATGTAGTGTCTAGTGCATTCTTTGGTTACACCGTGTTCAATATACAGATCTTCTAACGCTATCTTTTTTTCTGTAGAAAAAACTTCCCAAGCATCGTCTTTAGGAACTTCATCAATCATGAAAGTTTCTTTCCAATTAGCTCCTAATTCGTTTTCAGTTACTGTAATATCAAAATGATATTTTTCATATTTTCCGTCACGCCAGTTAATAAAACTTTGTAATTGTTTTATATCACTCATGTTCTGTTTCCTTAAGGTGATTTATTATATACTGTTTATTATCAATATCAACAAAATTTAAATGTTCTATCATCGCATTTTTATCATCAATTGATAAATTTTTTATATCTAATCTTGGGGGATAGGTTAAAATGTTTGTAGTCCATGGATAAGAGTGTTCTTTGATCCAAGAACTTACATTAGACAAATCAAACCAATTATTAGTATGTATTGTAGTGTGTATTGAAAATTTAAAGGAATTGACAGTAAGTTGATTTAAAAAATCTTCTATACTTTTCCAATTACTACCGGATCTCACGCGGTCATTGACTTCTTTATATCCATCAACACTTACAATAAATTCTACTAATTTAAATTGTTTTAACAAGTTTATTGTATCTGCACTTAAAAGAAAAGTTCCATTAGTATTATAAGTTACTGAAACATTTTGTTTATTAACTATTTTTTGAAGGAACCTAATGTGCCTATTTGTCATTAGCGGCTCTCCTCCTAAAAATAAAACTTTGTTAACTGTTGGTGGAATTGTTTCTATCTCAGTGGTTGCTGTAATGTAAATTTTTTTTGGCTGTCCTGGATTATTCTTTTCAGCCCAAGAACTGCTAAACTCGTCAAAGCATCCGTCGCAGGTTAAATTACATATGTTGTCAAAACCTACTTCAAAGTATTCCAGTGCAACAGTATCACTTGTATACTCTGAATTAAAACGTTGACGTAGACTTTGCTTACCTAGGCTTTCTTCATAGTAGCATTTTTCGCAGCCTTTAATAGGAATCCCTTTAAAACTCATTTCTCTTAAATTTTGATACTCTGGTAAATTTAATACGTTGTTTAAATCTCCGTTAAATTTACCCACTGGTTCTTTGAAACGGCAACAGGGAAATATTCTATTATCTCCTCTTAAGTTTGTATGTTTCCAAAAAGCAGCGCAGTATGAGTTCATAGCAGATCAGATTTAGTTTTTTCGGCAGGTGCTATATGAACAAGCATTTCTTGATGATTAGCAGGACACAGTTTACATTGTTCAATACTGTTAGGTAAATTTTTTAAAAATTCATCAATTACATTTTGATCAGCCCAGGGATCTAATCCTACTGTACGATCTAGTATTTCTTTAGACGCTGGATCTATTGCAAACTGTTCTTTTAACTGTTGACCAACACCTGCTACTAAACATTTATAAAGTATACCTTCAACTAGATAGTGACATTCTTTCCATGCACATGTTTCATGTGCTTGTTCTTGATCGCTATCGTGGAAATATATTATTTTATTTTCAATCCTGTTTATAGCACTTTCTGCAAAGATCCATGAGAAATTCATAATAACTATATTTTGTCCTTGATAAGAAAAAAACAACTGATCCTGTGGCCAATTATTATTAATCATTTGACATTCGTTTTTGATATTGATTTCTTCAAAGTATTCTTTAAGGATGACATTCTCTACAACATCAATTATTTCGTTTTTCTCTCTAGAATCATGGACACTTATTTCTAATATTATTCCTGCCTTTAATAACTTTTTAATTGTGGAAGCTTTGGCTAACAGAGTATCTTTGCTTACTCCTGTAACAAGTCTAAAATCCTTGTGATCTTTCCAAATTTCTTTTAAGCCTAATGCCCAGTCTTCTACCTGGGGGTGCAATAAAGGTTCCCCGCCCATGATGCTAAATTCTTCAACATCTAATAACTCATGCCACTTGGTTGCGGCGTCTTTGTTATTTTCCCACTTAAGATGATTTTTAAACTTGTAGTTGTTAAACGTAGAACATTCTTTACAAGTTTTAGGACATACGTTTGTAATATAATATGATAAAAATTTTATTGGGTGGCGCATCGTTTTTCTTCTTGATCCTCAAAAAATTTGAGATTAGGTTCATTCGCATGTTCTTCACAGGATGTATATTTCCATCCCTGTCCTCTTGTAGTGCCCGGATGACCACACTTCTCACAGGTTATCTTACTCATAGCCTTGGCCAACAAGACCATACCGTGTACTGTTTGATCTCCACCACTGTAATCAATAGTAAGATGTCCAGCATGTTCGTCAATTTTATTAATTGTAATTTTTGAGCAGATAGGATTAATTACTCTGGCGCCATTAACTATAATTTTGTTTTTAAATTTTTCTTTAGACACAGCGTCCCAATTATAATAATACTGATCGAATGCTGTCCAATCCCCGTGCTGGCATTTTTCTACCATTTGATTGTAGTTTATATTACTTTTGTAATTTCTTTCTGTAGCATGGATGTGAGCAGTTATTTGATCAAACAATTGATCTAAAATTTTAATCCAACCTTGTCCGCAAAAAATCACAGTAGATTCTGTAAAAAAATAAGGATACTTTGATTTTATATCTTCAATATTCATAATTCAAAATTATAGGTGCGCTGTATTTAGCTGGTAAATATCCTGTATGTTTAAAATACTAGTTACAGGATCATCGGGATTTATCGGTCAACATCTATATCACTATCTTCAAAGTTGTGGATATACAGTTATTGCTGCCGATATTAAAGACGGTATAGATCTCACCCAAGAACAGGTTGTAAAGAATCTTCCAGACGTTGACGTAGTTATTCATTTGGCTGCTTATAACGGGACGAAACATTTTTACGATAAACCATTTGATGTTATAAGAAATAGCATATTACCTACACAGTATCTGTTAGAAAGGTACAGTGGCAAAGTTAAAAGATTTATTTTTGCAGGCACTTGCGAAAGTTACGCAGGGGCAGTTGATCTATTTGATTGGCCTGTGCCCACAGACGAAACTGTTCCTTTAGTGGTCAGCGATGTTAAGAATCCTCGATGGAGCTACGGAGGCAGTAAGATTGTTAATGAGCTACAGGTAATTGCTGCACACGAACAGTTAGGTCAAGAATACACTATAATTAGATATCATAATGTGTTTGGTCCAAATCAAGTTGACCACTTTATTCCAGAATTCATTGACCGTGCTAAAAACGGAGACTATGTGTTAAGAGGGTATTTGAATACTAGAAGCTTTATGTATATAGAAGATGCTCTCGAAGCTACTAGATTAATAATCGAAAGTGATAAGATAAAAAATCAAATTATTAATGTTGGCAACGATAAAGAAATTAAAATTTTAGATGTTGCTAATATAATATTAGATCTCATGAATATTAAATCTCCCCTAGTGTTATATCCAGAACCATTAGGATCAGTAAAAAGAAGATGTCCTGATATTAAGAAACTACGATCTTTAGGTTTTAGAAGTAAAATTACACTACTACAAGGGTTAATGAAAGTAATGGAGTCGCAATGCAAATTGGAATAATTGGGTTAGGAGTAGTAGGCTCAGCTTGTAAAACAGGCTTTGAAATTTTAGGACACTCTGTAAAGTTTCATGATCCTAAATATAAAACAAACATATCAGATTTAAAAGACACGGAAATATCCTATGTCTGTGTACCAACTCCTAACAGAGAAGATGGAAGCTGCGATATTTCAATAGTAGAAAAATCAATTAAAGAATTAGAAAATATTGACTATCAGGGCATAGTTGCTATGCGAAGCACTAATGAACCTGGAACTATTGATTACCTACAAAGTAAAACACATTTAAGATTGTGTGTAGTTCCGGAGTTTTTAAGAGAAAGGTATGCTACTGAAGACTTTATCAAAAATCATAACTTGTTAGTTGTAGGTTGTTATGATACAGAAGTTTTTAATCTAGTAGTTAAGAGTCATGGCGTGTTTCCTAAACATATTAAAATGATGACTCCAACCGAAGCAGAAATATTAAAGTATTATTCAAATGTATATAACGCCCTACGAATTGTGTTTGCTAATCTTATGTACGAAGTTTGTGAATCTACTAGTGCCGACTACGGTAAAATAAAAGATGCCTTTATGTTGCGGGGAACAAGTTCAGGAGCATATTTAGACTGTAATTCTAGTCTACGAGGATTTGGAGGTATGTGTTTACCCAAAGACACTAAAGCTCTTAATGCGTTTCTTAAGAAAAATAATATTGATTTTAATCTATTAGATGCTGTGCTAAACGATAATGCCAAAGTTAAATCAACAGTATTTCCAGGAATGAGAGAATGATATCACAAGAGTGCCTTGACTTTTATAATAAAAATAAAGATGCCACTTGGCAGATGCCTGCTCCGATCGAAGGAGATAACATTACAGTAGCTAGATGGATACTTAACAAAGTAGATTTTGGTTGGATAGAATTAGATCTACAGTTTGATTTAAGTAGATGGAAAGAAGAAGCAAACAAATGTAGACCTTGGTTAGTGGCACATAGAGAATATAATAACTCAGGTTGGAACAGTTGTTGTATACACGGGATAGATATTAATAAGACTGGTGCATGGAGTAACTACGGTTATACTAACGAATCAGATGTTCCTTATAAATGGACAGCGTTATCAGGCTATACACCTTCAATTGAAAATTTTTGGAGGAATACTTTCCCTAGTGAACAGTATAGACGTATAAGATTTATGGAACTAACGGCAAACTCTGCTATTACTCCGCACAGCGATATGCCAGGACGTTTACCTGGAGAAGATAACTTTAATGCGTTAGAGTTTGGTATACCTATTAACATAGCAGTTGTACATCCGCAGGACTGTTACATGGTGTTAGATGGCAAGGGCATAGTTCCATTTAAAGAAGGACGAGCATTTATTGTTAACATAAGGCATACCCATTCTGTAATTAATTTTTCTAATACGCCCAGAACTCACGTGATTGGACATAGTTACGGGTATGGCAATAAATTAGAAGAATTTGCAGAATTAGTTGTTAGAAGTTATAATAAACAATATGATAAAATTTCCAGCAATAGAGACAGCCTCTAATATAGCGTTTTGTTTTGTAGATAATCTGCACAACGTAAAAGAAGATTGGGTCAAAGAAATAATTAAAAATGTTTCTGACTTTACCATCTCTAATGTAAACAACAAAGGATTTGATTTATATCAAGGCTTTGATGAAGACTCACTGCTCAACGAAGTTGCCAAGTTAAACTATGATCACGCTGTGGTATTTACTACTGGCACAGAGTTTATTAACGGCAGCAGTTTTTTTGATCAAGTACGTAGTTTAGTAGAACAAGATTATTTTGTAGCAGGACACATACTAGACAGGGGTGATGCATATTACGAACTACATCATCAGTGTTATGTTATTAATTTGAAATATTATAAAAAATTAGAAATGCCAATAATAGGAAAACAACAATTGGGATCTAAACACTCTCAAGAAATTCCTTGGCGTAGTCGTGAAAACTGGCACGATGATTATACTCCAAAAACAATTAGTGGTGGAGATCAAATTAGAGAATATAATCACAAGTGTCACGGATGGAATATACTAAAACAGGCATTTGATCAAGACTTTCCTGTATTAGTTTTTGATGAAAACATACGCAACAATAAAAAACATTATTACCCTGAATCAAGTGAAGATTTTTATAAAAATTTATCTTGGTTATATTATAGACAAAACTTTTGCCTTACAGAATTTGTACATACAGCGAACACTGAAAAGGTAAACTTTCCGCCTAGACAACGATATGATCAAATTATAACTCCTGCCAGTGGACTTTGGTTTATGCCTTTTTTAAAAAATAAAACAGGCAAGGTAATAATGTATGATTACAATCAAAAATCTTTAGACTACTGGAAAGAAAATATGCCCAAGGATATTTCCTGCGAGTTTGTGTTGTGCGATCTTTACAGCGGTATAAACTTCTTTGAAAAAATAGACAAACAGGCACTTACTCTGTTTAACTTGTCTAACATTTTTAATTACGAAGGAACTGTAGCGTTTTATAATTTAAAATATAGAAACTATAAAGAAAATCAAATACTAGATCAAATAGAAAACAACTTACCTAACGCAGAAATTAATTTTACTTCTAGGGCTAGTACAGGATTTCACTTCAATAATCATTATCAGTATTTTAGTAAAGTAAATTTAATCAAAAGAGTCGACCTCACAGAATTAAAAAAGCCAACTTGGCATATCAATTCAGATTGGATTTAATTTACGTATTCTGTTACTTGTAACACTATTCTAGGAATATGTCCTATGTTGGCTGCACCGTGTAAGTCAGTCGAGTCGATGTAAGTATAAACATCGCCTGCCTTGTAGTTTGTGATAACCTGATCCCTATACATAAAGATATGCCCGGGATGATAGTCCTGTAATGGTATCCAATATCTGTTACAGGATCTTTCGTGTGTATAAGGATCAGTATGCATAGGCATGTACTGTCCGGGCAGTAATTTTGTTATCCACCAATGTACATCTCCTGTACACCACGGCGGTGATATAGATATGTTTAGATCTTTTTCTTCGTATACCCACCAATTTATTGCTGATAGGTCATACCCTGCCTCTTTATATTTTTTATATTCAGCTGATTCAACAGCAGTAGCAGCTGGCCAATCTCTAGGTCTAGCTTGACCAACTCTAGTTAACACTAGATGTTCCCATAACGGGTCAACCCAACTATAAAAATTACCTTTATAAATCATTTGTTTAAAGAATTAATATGTTTAATAAAAAAAGTTTTACTATCAACTTTTGGATTTATTTTTTTATAGTTGTCAATGTAGTCGTTTAACAGTTGGTTAGGACAAATTTCATTACGCATATTATCTAAAGATTCGTGAAAGTTTATAAAGTGTGAAAATTCTTCAGAACCTGTTTGTTTAAGAGCATCTCTCAGATGCTCGTAACGATCTCCCCAATCCTCCATTAAATCTAATAAAGTTTTTTTATAATCACTGGGTAAGTTTATTATAGATGCATGGGTTGGATATTCTAATAATTTGATCATCCAGTGTGCTTTTGGGAACTGTTCTAAAATTAATTTCTCAATATTTTTTAATTCATTTATATTATAAACAGACGCAGTAGTAATAATTTGAAATGTCACATTATCTCTTAAATCACTAAACGAATAAAAATATTTTGCTGTTTCCAGAACTGTTGAAAAATTTGATCCGCTTCTAAAATAATCATTTAAATCGCCTACACCATCTATGCTTACAGCCACAGAAAGACTTTTAGAATTAAGCATAAATTTTAAAACATTGTCGTTTGGCTTAACTGTACCATTTGTTATTAGTACAAAATTTATATTTTTTTCTAGCTGACGACTTGTTAGTAATGTTAAAAAATCTTCAACTTTTTTGCTATAAAGAGGTTCGCCTCCGGATATTTCAAGAAACTCTAAATTAGTAAATTGGTCTACATTTGACAACTCAAGTGAGCTATACTTTTTAGGACTGTATGTTGTTCCGTATAATTCTAATTCATCGTTGTACCACAGATGGCTAGCACCTGAATTACACCCTCGACATTTTAAATTACACAAATTATCGATGCATAAAAACAAATACTTTAACTTAACATCTGTAACATGGCCATATTCTCTCAATAAGATTTTTCTTTTAGATTCAATTCCATATTTTTCTAGCTGGTAGCACTGACTACAATTTTTTATCTCTTCCCCTGCTAACATTTTTTTTCTAATATCTTTAAACTCATCAGAATTAAGAACATCAGGAACATTTGAAAACTGCTGTGTAGATGCAATAGGATAATACCAGCAACAGGGCGAAATTCCGTCAGCAGTAATTTCAGCACTCATCCACGGAGCAGGGCAATAAGAATTCATTTAATATTCCTTGAGATGTTCAATACCAATAAGACTTCTAAACTCGGGAGTAAATTTGCAGTCTACACGTAGTCCGTATTCTTGTTCTAGGCTAGATTCTCCACCATGCCAGTCTTGATCATTCCACATGGCAGCATGACTATTGATGTAGTGTTTGTCCTGTGTGTCAGGATCCCATATATAGAAACCACGTTTAGTACGATATCTAATATGTATGAATTCATTGTTATGTGGCGTGTAGTAGTCATTTTCAAACACACCATTTTTAGCATCTAGGTCTCTATGTTCAAATGCTTTGCCGTTATGATCACATAGGAAAAATATCACACGACCAATGCGATCAATGATACCCTGTTCCTGTAGATTTTCTACCCAACGAACAACACCAGGAAAGAACTTGCTTTCTTCTGTCTTCTGACGAGCAGCATTGCGTTCATTCCAGTCGCCTTCATTCCATAGGAAATAATAGATATAAGGATCGTTGGCACCTAGCACACTTTTTAAATAGCGTGTGAATAAATTACGTTGTTTGTAGTCTTTAAAATCTGTAGGATAAATTTCTCGACCTTGAACTTTGATAGGATGCTCATCAGGCAACTTTTGATACTCGTCAAATGCTTTGTATATAGGTTTCCAGTTCCACTGATAGCTGCCCCTGCTTTGATCAAATCCTGGAGCCATCCAAGTTCCTTCTTTGGCATAGTCTCTAGCCAAAGCAAATCCTTTACAGATTTCTGCGTGTAGATTTACAAACCCTTCTATGTCCAAAAATGGATCTAAATTAATATACGGCTTACCGCCAATTCCTTTAATCATGGCAATATTTATCGCATAAGTACATGATGAAAACTGAGTTTGAATACTACTACAATGATGTTCCTGGAAAAGGTCTGTGTAGAAATAATTTAATCTACACAAGTCTTATCAGCAACAATAAGAAAGTCTTTTGTCAATGGTATCATAATGACACTGATTATCATCGAGGACAAAACCAAGTAGTTGATCCTGCGCTGATGGAGGAGAAATGGTTACGGGAAGTTAATTATATTACACAAATGCGTAACGTGTACCCTAATCTAGTTCCAAAAATTCTTAATATAGATTTAGAAAGACGTAAACTATATTTAGAAATTGACGGTGTAGATTTTTGGCAACTGGCAGGTCCGGACGTACAAGATTATGATAGTGTATTACCTGACTGGCGTGAACAGATGTTAGATATCTTTAAAGCACACAAGGCCTTGGGCATTTACAAATATAGTCTGCATCCCAGCAGTTACTTTGTAGTTAACGGGCAACTTAAAAGTATAAACTATTTTTTCTGCTATCGTGATCATGATCCTGCTATTAGTTTGCGTAGCGTACTGAGTCATATCAGTGAAGATAGGCAAGCAGATTTATTTCCTAAAATGGCTGCTATGGGCATAAATGTAGACAAACCAACACCATTTAAAGATATACAGTTATTAGCATTTGAAAGTTTTAAAACAAACTTTCCGGCTGACTTTATGGACGAATGTAAAAAATTATATGTATAAAATTGTACCTTGGACTGAAGATTTAGATTTAACTGATTTCTACGCAGAAGCAGAACAGCGCGGCTTCATTAACAATGTTAGCCAGAAAGTAATGATTGACTGCTTCCGTAACGAACGGTCTTGGGCCGCTTGGATATTGTATCAAGACGACAAGGCTGTAGGTAGTGTTGTTGCTCATAGTTTTCCTGAAATGGGAGAAGATGCATATCGTGTGTTAACACGTACATGTACATTTGGAACTGCTAGACAAAACGGTGGTCTAATAACTCCAAAGAGATTAATTGCCGAACATCAAAATTTAACTGATCAATTCTTGTTACCTGCATGTATCAATTGGACTCCGCCCTGGGCAAATTTATATGCTACCAGTAATGAAGGCGCAGCGGCCAGTCAACGCCTTGTACATAAACATTATTTTCCTACTCTTGAAAAATTAGGTATTGTAGAACGTGTGAGAGAAATGAATTATCGTAACACAGACCAAACAGTATGGAAAATACGTGCTGATAAATTTCTTGAGAATTTAGAACGTTATCCTAGATGGGTCTAAATTAGGAAATGCTTTTTTAAGTTGATCATAAACAAAGGGAGTAAGTTTCCATCTAAACTCCATTTGCCTTACTTTTGGGTTGGTCATCCAAAAGTCAATAGCACTGATTATTTCTTCAAACTTTAAATTATAGTCGCTGACAAAGTGTGTGGGGTTATTATTGTCGGGCATACCCTCGATAAAACTTAAATCCAAATGTAGTAGATCTATACCGTTAGGATCTATGCTAATAAGTCTACACGCTTCTGCTAACTCTTGTTTATCGTGTACATAGTCTGTATGTATCAATTCAGGATAAAGCCTACTTACACTACCCATTACAATCATCTTTTTAACTTTGTTTTTTAATGCGTGGACTAGGCGAGTTTGTTGTTTGTCGCGGTAAGCATTGTTAATAAACAAGTCAGCACCTGTTGCGGCTTCCACCACCTTATCAAAGTCTGCGTCTATGTCGTAGCCGTTACTACGGCTGAGTCCAACTACTTCCCATTCAGCAGATTTGAAGCTATTGTATAGTGCCTGACCTATACCTTGTGTATGTCCTGTGATTACAACTTTCATGATCTACAAAAAATTAAATTTTCTAAACTTGAATACAGTAATTTAAAACCTTGTTTAGTTGCATAGTCTATAAACTTTATTTTATCTTCTTCTTGGTCATAGGTGCTGTAAGCTACAATAAACATTTTACATTCAATGTCTTTTAAATTTATCTGTGTAAGGATTTCATAGTCGTAAGTACCGTTGGTA